CGTCAGTTAACCCTACGGGGTGGGCCTTCTGCCTGCAGAAGGACCCCAAAGGGTCCACCGCGTGCACTTAGTACACGTGGCGGCCGGTTTGCGTGGGTTTTCCTTCCCTGTGAATCTGTCTAATGGGCCCTGACAGGGGGTTGCTAGTACCGTAACGGGTAGTGCCGACGGACTGCGAGGGGGCTGTGTGAAATCAGCGGAACGGAGAGGATGTTGGGGCCTTGCCTAGAATACACTGTAGTACGTGTTCCTGACTTGGCCGCTCCGGGTAGCTAATCCAGCAGCGGTTGTGACTGTGCCTCGCGCGCGACTTCCGTGCAGTAGGGGGGTACTGGTCCCTACGGAAAGAGTGGTTGGGGAGGGTTTGGTGGACATGGTGGTTCCCATTCCTACCTCGTCTCCCGCCTGTCAAAAGACCGAGCCACCGGGGCTCTGACGTCTGTATAAAAGCGAATTGAACCGGACCAAAAGAATATGAATGCATGATGGTGACAACTACATTCCAGACCGCTTTGTTCTGGATGCCCATTGGCAGCCCTGCTGCTATCATTTCTCTCGGCCTCGTGTCGAGTTCTTTTCTACTGAGACAAAGGCGCAGTCGTAGCATGGGTGGTTGTCATGTTGCTTACGACTTTAACTTTAGACCCGGTGATGGACCTCCGTCCGTACTCATCGCAACAAAAGAAAAGGTCTCCCCAAACACACTCCAGGGGTGTAAAGCGGAGGCGCGCAATAGGAGGCTTGCGCGTGCCTGTCTTGAGTTGTTGAGGCTCGAGTTCAGTGCGGTAACCCATCCGGCACGTAAGTGCAGGCTACCTCCCCGGATACAGTGCGGTCATCTTCGATCCGCGATCCGGGACCTTTACCCGAGTTCAATACCCATTGAACTTGCTCTGAGCATAAAAACAGCGGCCAAGTTGGAATCTGGCTACTGCTCCAGTTGCGCAAGTAAACTGGAGGCCCACTTAGAGAAATGGAAAGAAGAACGTTTCGCTACCCAGGATGTTGATCCACAACATCTGGCTCGCTTCAAGCGGGCGTTGGCCGTCAACGTTGAGACGGGGTGGAACGTAACTGAAAGTGTCTACGTCCCTAACGGACACGCGACTATGTCCAATAGTCGTTGTGAGGGGGGGAATTGGAACCGCGAGCCCTTCTCGGAGGACTGCGGGGTGATTGGGATCGTGTCGTCAGGTAAGATGAGAGTTGTGACGCTCTACTCTTCCTACAACACTGAAGTCTTGACTCCCATTCACCGATCCCTCTACGCGTCACTCAGAAGGAAGGGGTGGCTTCTTGTGGGTAGCCCAACCCATGAGACAGTAACGCGTCTAAACGGAAACGGGCCATTTCAAAGCGTGGACTACCAAGGAGCCACGGATAACATTAAAATGGCGTACGTTGCTGCCGCTTTAGACGTCCTTGAGTCAAAAGCAGTCGGACTCAGTTCCGAGGAGCGTAAGTGCATGCGTGTGCTTGCAAACCTCCGTGTTGATGGAATTGAGTGCTCGTCAGGTCAGCCAATGGGAAGTGTTCTTTCATTCCCGTTGCTTTGTCTGGTTAACAAAACAGTTGTTGATCTGGCCCTTGCCGACTTGCTGGAGAAAGGCGAAATCCTCTGGAAGCAATTTCAGGGGCACCGTTGCGCCATCAATGGTGACGACTTGTTATTTCGGGAGTTAACCAGTTCTCCCTTAATATTCAACGGCGTTAAGTTCCACGGTTCGCAAGTTGGAATGAAGACAAATGAAGAGAAAACGATGACTTCCTATGACGAGGCCGAGATCAACTCGACTTTGTTCCGTCATGGGAAGCAAGTCAAGAAAACAAACCTGTCCGCCCTCAACGTAAGGAGCTCGGTTACTCAGGTGCTGGAATACTGTTACGAGTCGACTAGGACTTTACGAGGCTTTACATACCTCGTTCGAAAGTCCCGTCTTGCGTATTCCGAGCAACCTGTCAAGACCCTGGGAAGACTTCCGAAGCGTGCGCTTGCGCTCGTTAGGAAGTTCTTTCCAGAGGAAACCTTGAGCTACTGTTCCGGAGGACCGAAGTGGACCAATGCATTTCCGGTAGGACCCATGCCTGATGGGTTCGATCTTTCTCGCCAGGAATGCATTGCCGTCATCCGCCGTAAGGTGGTAAGGCTTAGAGATGCAGGGTATCTCGGTGGACGTCTTGTCGAACATCCACGAGTACCTGGCAGGTTCCCGAACCTGACTGCAGCCCTAAAGAATGGAAAGACCAGGCGCGAGGACACAGTCCTCGTCGAGCTTATAAAAGCCTGGCAGGAAAAAGTCAAAGAAAAAATGGTGCTCGAAGAAGGGCCTCGGTTTACTCCTGCCGAGATCGTCGGGGATGGTTCCATGATTGACAATCTGGTGGACCATCTTCGAGCGTTTAAAGAACAAAGGAAAGGGGTGCCAAGTCGTGTGGCGTACGGATCAGGTGACTGGTCTC